GAGATTTAGCCTCTTTTGGGTGGTTGTTAACTACTTCCTTAGAGTTGGTATTATAGTACTCTTCTAGCCACCAATCTCTAAGCTCTTCTATTGTTGTTTCTTTTTTCATGTTGTTTCTTTTTTCAAATATACAAATAAAAAGTGTCTATGAAAGATATTTTAACAAAAGGTTATTATTTTAATAACAATTCTCTAGCTTCTTTCATTTTTACAATTTTTAGTTTTAATTAATCGTAATAATCACACCCTCATCTGTCAAAAAACATTAAAACGATTTTACGACACGGTACGAACGGTAAGGATTACTTTCTGAATACAACCCTATATTAATGAACATCTCCATATGAATCTGCATATTCAGCAGAAGCTCCAAATTCCACCCCATAATTAAAGATCTTATTTACTTTCCTAACACATTCAGCTAAATCTTTATCAAATTTATTTTTAGCTTCCTCTGTTTTATCTATGTATAAGCTTGCTTCATCATGTACATTCATAATAGGCTTATACCCCTTTTTCATAAGAAAGTACAAAAGGGAAAAATGTATTTTGCTACCAAAATTCTGGTTACAAGCCGAAAATTTAATGTGGTTAGAAGATAAGTATAGCCACATGTTAGTAAAAGGATTAAATACCCACTCTAAACCCCTAACAGTTTTAACTTGCAAAGAGTTTGTAAAAATTTTTACAGCTTTGTTTTTTGACCAGTACGCTGCGTGTAACTTTTCTCCCTCTTTTAAGCTTATGTCTGCTGTTTCTGCTATTTTTTTAGCGGATGCGGAGTAAGTAGCAGCATAATTAGTTGTCTTCGCAGAGCTTCTTATCTTATTCAACTTTTGAAATAGCTTAGACATCTCCTCTTCTGGAATGTCCTCAAAAAACTGAGGGACTTTACCCTCTTTACCTTTTTTATACCACTTAAAGAATTCAGCCTCTTCCTCAGACAACATCCCAGACTCTATTCCAATAGATAAATGTGGGTCATAAGAAGGGTCAGACATTTCTTTTACATACTCAGGGTCTATATCAATAATACAACTCCTCTTAGTCCTATCTTCTAAAGAGTCCAAATCATAGTTTACGAAGTACTTATCTTCAGGGGCAATTAGAACCTTTCTTACAAGTTCACCATAGTCTGAGTCATTACTAGGTAAGTTTACTATAGGTTTAGTATGCTTTACACGCCATGTCTTTGCAATAGAATTAAATCTGGAAGTTACATACCCATCTTCTGTCATAGTGTCTAAGAAGGCCTTTAGATAGCCTCTACGGTGTTGTGCTACACTCATGCCTTGTAAAGCCTCTAGTTCAGGAAAGCCCTCAAACATGCTAGTTATAGAGATACATAGATTTTTATCATCATCCCTTAATTGAGGAACTTTACCATTAGCTCCATCTTTAAACAGTTTAGGCTTCCATTTTTTACTAAATAAGAAGTCTTTTACCTGCTTCGTTGATGAAGGATTAGGCTCCTCATATTTTATTATATATTCTAGCTCTCCTTCGTAATTTTCCGATACCCCATAGTGCTCTGTTAATTTTAACCATTTTTGACCAGAAACCGTTGGGTCTCCATCTTGTTTATATATTGATTTTGGTTTTTTCTTTTTAGCAGTGATCGCTATCTTAGGCATTATTTTTTTAAGCTCTTCTTCTTTCTTTTTTATAATGCTATCTACATATTCAAGGTTTTCTTTACATAGTTCTACGTGAAGCTTTATCTTATTTTCCTCTTGAGCTCTTATAACTTCCCTTATAAAATTACCTAAATTGATAATACCTTCTAAGCCTTCCCTATTTTCAACATACAACTCTTTTAGATAGGCGTAAAAATCCTCCCAAATTATTTGATTTATAGCAACATCAGCCTCACACCTTTCAACATACTCTTCATAAGTAAGGTTCTCCCAATCTGTCATTTCTACTTTATCGACTCCATTTATCTCTTTAGCCCAAGATTCTAAAGAATGAGAGTTTCTTTTAGGGTATAGGTATTGACTAAGGGTTAAAGTATCTACTATAAAAGCATTGAAATCTATATCAGGATACACCTTTTGAAGAGCAGGTTTATCAAAAGAAATAAAGTTATGTCCAACAATAATGTTATTAGGGTTTTCAAAAACTTTTCTAACGTCTTCTTTATTTGGAGTAGACTTAGTTTTCCACCCTTCAGATGTTAAATATCTCACAGACATTACATGCATCTTAGTAAGCACGCCTAAGAACCCATCAAACTCACAATCCACTATATAAACACTATCTAAATCAATCATAAAACTTCTTAATTTTTTAGTTGTTTAAATGTTGAGACCATTATCGCTATCAATACGATCGAAGAAAAGCTAAGCATCATCAGCGATATTTTTGAGATACCTATCATAAATCCATAGAAGGTTATGCTAGACATTATAGTCGATAAAATTAAACTAAGTATAAAGTTAAATATTTTTTCCATTACTTTCCAATTTTAAGCAAATATATAACAATTAGTTGGTTTGTCTTTTTAATAATGTGTTAAAGTTTTTATTTTTTGGCTCATCTACAATTTTTTAATTTGTAGTTCGCCTGTCTTACAGTACAACTTTATTTTAGACTTATAGCCTTTAGGTTGTAACATTGATTTAAGTTTTTGTACTTTAGTGGTTTCCATAACGAGTTTTTCAATTAATCTTTTAACGGTGTTGGATAACTAGTCCCTTTTGTGAACATTTGAGTAGCGGTTCTTAAATAGTTAGAAGTTCCCTTACTTAAATATTCATTCTCTATGATCCTATCTTGTAGCACATCCCACAACTCTTCTAAACCATAAAACATAGATAAGCCTCCTGCAATAAAACTAGCTGATAATACTTGGTTATGTCCGTTATCATCTATTCGGTCTATCAAAGTTTTTATTAATTTTTCACAACGCCTTTTTTCTTTATTTGTGTGTTCCCCTTTTGCTTCTGGTATGTTCTCTGGTATATCAAAAGTGTCTTCTTTATACCCTTTGAGGTCACTGCCTACAGCATTTTCTCTGAGTAAAGCTTCTTCGTCCCAAGAGTTGAACAGTGGTAAAACGCATCTGCAATTACTATAATCAAAACCTGCAAACTTATCTAGGTGATGCGCTATGCCAAAATAGTAATCTTTATATTCGTCTACATTTTTAGGAGCTTTTTCTAATAAAAAAATAAATTTCGCCCCTGTTTTAGAAGGACTAAGAAAAGCAAATATGCAACTTTGAAACTTATTAAACACATATTCTTTTAAGACTTCTGCATATTTTATTTTATCATATTCTAAAACAACAAAAGGTAAAAATTCTTTTATATTAGCATAATCTCTGTATGAACACCTAACAGAAGGTGTGGTGAAAAATAGGCTATCTTGTTTTAATTTATCTTTAAGTTTTAGATTTCCGTTTATTGCCGCCTGCTCAATATCTTTAAAAGCCTCTCTCATCTTCTCTTTAGGGTTCTTTATAGCATTTACAAACTGCCGTAAAGTTATATCGCCCGCAGGCACAACTGATTTAATCCCTTTGTTGTACCAAGAAAATTTTAAATCCATATAATTGCTCATAATTTTCTTTTAGTGTGTTATAGCAAAGTCTGCTTCTGTTTTCACAAATATAATCAAAAATAAAACCCCTGCAAAGCGCAAGGGTTGAAATTAATAATAGTTTAACATTTAAAATGGGACTTCATCATTGCTATTACTAAAATCTGGTGGGTCAAAGGCTGTAGAAGTATTCCCTTGTGGTAAGTCTTTATATGGATTTTCCTGTGTTTGTTTTGGTTTAGAAAAATCTGGTGGTGCTAATTTAGAGAAGGTATCATCTTTTTTGTTTTCAGACTTCATCCTGTTTAACTGCTCTTCTGTAAGCTCCATTTCTCTTATAAACAAGTTTCGGTAAGGTTGATCTGACTCCCTAGTTTTCAATACAAAGTAGAACATATTACCCGTGGTGTCAAAGGATACCTTGCCTTTACTGTCTTCATCTCCCATATAGTCTTCTAGCCAATCGTACCTTTCTTTGTTTACTTTTAAGAACTGTGATACCCCCATCTTAAATGGGTCCATTATGCCAATAATGTAAGAACTTAAAAATTCAAAATGAGAACTGCCGTATATCATGCTAGCTCTAGGTATCATATCATTATTCTTGTCGGCTATTGTGGAAAAACTAGACCTATTAAACTGAGAAAGTAATATAAAATATACATTCTTAAACTCTTTTCTTAATTGGTTTATATAAGCTGTAAGAGTCTCTAGAGGGTCTTCTGACCTATCAGTTTTCTTTAAAAGTAAAACGTGGTCTAAGCTGATAATTACACCCGCTTTATCTTTGTTTAGTTCGCAAAAGTTTCTTGTCATCTCGTAGAACTCTCTGGTAGTTATGCTTTCTTCACACACAAACCTTCTTTTATCTTGGAGTCCTTTGTAGTACCTTTTTACAATCTCTCTTTCTTCCTTTGTAAATTCCTCTTGCAGAATGTCACTTTTCTTTTTACCTGTTCTTTTGTTTGTGTCTCTAAGTATTCTATTTAAGAACTTCATTTCCAAACTATATTCCAGAGAAACTATTTCAGAGGCTTCAGGATTGACTTTTTCGTCTAATATTAAATCTAAGGTGTCAAACAGCAATTTAGTTTTACCTACACCACTGTTAGCAGCATAGACAATAACGTCTGAAGGTAAAAGACCTTGTATATGACAGTCAATAAAATCTTGACCTGACTTTATTATAGACCTGTCTCCTTTCTGTAAATCTGTTAAGTAAGAAAACGATTCCTTGGCTAAAGACCCTGCATTTTTAATTCTTGAATCTATTTTTATTTCTTCTGACATG